TTATGTACCCTATTACGTCCTTGAGCTCCTCCATGGTGAAGCCCTCCAAGCGTATGTCCACGCTATTAATCTTCTGCTCTGGAACTATTCTTCCTCTCCTCCTCTTGGCATCTTGGACATTCCAGCCTCATCGAGTAGCCGTGTGGGTATGTAACCACCCTGCCATGTACGGGGCACTCTATGATGTAGTGGGGCAGGGAGCCCTTCCAGCCTTCACGTGTCTTATGGCCTATGTAGAGTCGGCCAGTGAGTTTGAACACGAGCCTCTGCCATAGATTCATGTCGTACTCTTCTCTTGCTCTTTTCTATTTTCTTTAGGTTTCTGTGCCTTGCATTTGACCTCGGCGTAGTCTTCAGTGATCTTAACCGTGGCCTCCAGTAGCTCTGGGCACATAGGCCTCTGCTGCATGAAGCTTCCTAGGCACCACCAGATAGGAACCTTTTTTCTCTCTTTTGGGCAATAGACCTCAGGGGCTTCAGCCATTTTATCTCATTCTCTTTTTCTTATGCCTCTTTTTCTTACTCTTTTTTGACAGCTTCTTGTTTCGAGGGATTAGGCCTCAGTCTCCTTCTTATCCTTGAAGAGCTTCGTCTTATCCAGGTACTCTAGGATGTCTTTGACTATGATCTCTATGTCCCTCGGGGTAACCGCGTGGATGGTCATGGTAAGAATGAACATGATGTTGTTTAGGCCGCGCTCTAGGATGGATCTTGTCACACTGGTGACCCTATCGGAAAGCTTTTCTGATTCCACCTTGTCTTAGCCTCCTTCTTCGCATCGAGTTTATCACTCAACACTAAAAGGTATGAATCACCGCTTAAAGGTTACGAGAGGGTGGGGAGTGTTGCCGGCCCTGGAGCAAGGGGTGAAAATCCCCGGGAGCAGGGACCCGCCTGGCCGAGTCAATGTCATTCTCCCTGCAACGATTCCCCGACATCCAGGTTCCGCTGGCTCCATTAGGCCTCTAGCCCTCCCCACCAAACCATGGTTAGTGTCACAGCTTAAAAGTTACTTGCTCGCTCGGGGTCTGCTAGTTTCCCCAAGTATGAGGGAATGTCTTCTTTGGGTATGCCCAGTTCCGCGAAGAACTTCTCTATATCCTCTATGAATTTTATTCCCTTTGGAGTTATTTCGCACTTAGAGCCGTCTGGTAGAACGATTATAGTATCCTTACCCATATTCTTGCTTCCTCACAGTTGTAGGATGGTATTAATCGCCGCTTAAAGGTTGTGTGACGGGTTGGGGAGTGTTGCCGGCCCTGGAGCAAGGGGTGTAAAAACCCGGGAGCAGGTACTCGCCTGGCCGAGTCATGAAAAGGGCGATTACAAGCCCCTCCCTGCAACGATTTACCCGACATCCAGGATCACATGTCTCCATTAGGCCCATAGCCCTCCCCACCAAAACATGGAGTGCAACACCGCTTAAAGTTTATTATAAGTTGTTCAGTATTTTTCGTATTTTTTACCTTTTAGAATCTTTATAATTAGCTGTTCAAGCCGGATTACGTGTAGAAGGGCGTTGGGGATAACTTTTGCGTTCCCGGATTTCTTGGATAACTTTTTTACCATTTTCTCCAGATCATTTACGATGTCATCAACATCGATCTCTGGGAAATCTTCTTCTGGATAAGTTTCGATAACCTCCGGCTCGGGCTCGCTTATGGGGCTCACGATGACATATTTTTCGCTTATGACTGTCACATGGCATTCCACAGACTGGCCTGGAGCCAGCATTCTGAAATATTGGTTTTCCTGGTCGAATAATATTATACATCCATCTGATAGCCGACCTATTGGCTTACCATCTCTCCCAGGCACCGTGTGGACGGTTATCTTATCTCCTAAACGTAGTTGTTTTAATTCACTCAAAAAACATACCTCTCATAACTAACTTCAACTCCTTCTTACAGCCATTTAATGGGTTGCATCGCCGCTTAAAGGTTATGTGTGCATATATGTATCCTAAGTGTAGCGAATACGCACATTTTTATTCACCAAGTAATCCCATTAAATGGAGATGGTCTTGGAGAAGATTATAGAGGAGGAGTTCCTAGCCAACATCTGCCAGGGGGGCAGGGTCACCGTCCCTCTAGCGTACAGGAAGAGGCTTAACCTGAAGCAGGGAACCCCCGTGAGGATAAAGATAAGGAAGGACGAATCCTAGTTTCATAAGGGCTGAACATAGGTTCCGACCAACATTATCTCTATATAATGAAGGAATTTTAGGAATACATGATAATGGACGATAAATAAGATGCCTCTGCCGTGCCCTAAGTTCCCAGAGAAATGTGAGACGGCCCAGAGATGCTACCGTTACTTACCCCTTGAATGTATATTCTGTATCTCCGTGGATAATCCTAACCGGAGGAAAAACAGGAAAAGGTGCTGCGTAACAGAGGGCATACATAATCCAAACGAGGAGAAGGACGATGGTTGAAAGAAAGATACCTGATAATTGTACACTATGCGGTGAACCATACACTAAAAATGATAAAGGCCAGAGAGTGATTTTCCCGTACCCACCAAAACACTATCTATGTTTTCCCTGCTTCACGAAGTCTCTTGATGAGGGGATTGAGAGACTAAACAAGACATTGTCTACAGGGAACGTCGATCTCAGCGTCGAGGAAATATCGGACATAATAAAACCTGACACCCATAAGATAGACAAGACTGATGATATGAAACGGTGTAGGGAAACGGATGTCACTGAATAATATCCTTATGCCTCGACACTAATTAAACCCATTTTGTTTAAGTATAGAGATAATAACTAATTCCACTTTTAGAGTAACATAATGGATCCACATATCATACTAATTCTGCTAACCGTAGTCGGAGCCATATCCGTCGCCATACTCGGCTGGATAGAATCCGGAGAAAACTTCGACAACAGAAAATTCGCGGCCAGCATAGAAAGAGCCATCCTCGGAGGCCTCGTCTCAGCACTCATATTTCAAGGCACAAAGGATCCAAACATCTGGACCTACGTCTCAGCCATCCTCGTAGGAGCAGGCATAGACGTCTCAGGTCACCGGCTCAGCGGAGCCATCGACCAAATAAGCAAATAGCCGCCTCCGACGTCGTCGCGAGTGTGGCCCTAGAGGTTTCTATCAATGACGCATAAAAGAAGCCGAGAAGCCCGCATAAGGCGGACAACAGCCCGAATCGTCAGCCAGAACTCTCACCGGGATATGATCAAGTCGGAGAGCATTAACGTCATCTCACATGGACAAGTCCTCAAAGAGCTTATCGAGAAACTGCCTGATTACAAGACTTCCTGGCTCTTACCTGTCTCGAAAATGTTCGATAGAGGCGAGATCATATCCGATAGCCGCGGACAGGGCTCACAGCAGAATGTGAACCTAACTCGTTTAACTGTCAAGTCCTGAGTTAGATTCTCGCCACCCAAGCCATATATACTGCTACTGTACCAGTATAACATGGTGTAAAGAAATGGAAGAAACACCTGGATACGTCCTACGGATCAGTAGCGACGAGTATCTCCTACAGCTTAAGGAGATCAAGAAATACTACCCCGGCATACAGAGACACTGGCGCAAGGGCACACCGATCCTCTTCGCCAAGAAGGTCAAGGTGGACAGCTTCGTCGGCCACGGCATAGTCGAAAAAGTCGAAATGCTGTGGGAGATGACGCCCGAAGAAGAAGACTACTGCCGACAGAACAAGTGGAAACAAGCCCTAACCTTCATGCCCTTAGTCATGTACGAGAACCCTCTCCCACTCAAGGAGACCTTTCTAAAAGACGACAAGAGAAAAGGCATGTTCCTACACGGGATAAAGCTGACAGAGAACCAAGTCGCCGAACTCCTAGAAACAGCGGAAGACTACGCAAACAAGGCCTCGGAAGAGGCCTAGAAAACAAAAGGAGAGGATAATGATAATACTTTTTTTTGATTTAACTATCAGCCGTAGATGGTTGGATCCAACGGATGGTGACTATTCAGACTATGAAAAAGCGTTACAAGAGAAACTTAAAGCACTGGAAGATACTTGGACGATTAGAACGGCATTAATTAACGAAGAGTTAATCAAGAACATGAAATCTGCCTTAGAGAACGAAATTAAATACTGTCAATTTCACAGTGAATATCTTGACCGCGTAGCTAACGAGTCTGGTTTCAACGAATGGGGATTCACTGAAAACGTGGAAAGCAGTTACTGGGATAAAAAAATAGGTGACGAATGGATAAGAACCAATGGTCGTATAAAGGCAAACATACGGATAATCCCCCCAGAAACAGAGGGAAAGATGACACGAATAGAACTAAAATACGAAAATGACAGCAGGGTACTTACCTTTATTGAACGTTACTCAAAAGAAAATAAACCACACAATCTTAAAAACCCCGAATCAATCAAGCAACGCATAAAAGAATTGAAAGATGTGGCAGATGAGTATCTTGGCTGTCATCTATACCCGCTCTGGAACATTGAAAATCGGAACCTAAATGGTTTGAACACGATTTTATGTATCGACTCTTACGGGAGATAGTACAGTGAGAACCTACATACTTACGAACCGGGAGGAGGAGGAGATCAAGAATTACCTGGCTGGGAATATCTCCAGAACCTCCTTAATTCTTTTAACGACACAGAGAGCAGAGGCAAACATAGAGGTCCTTGAGGAGCAGCTGTCTCTAATTAAAGCTTTATTAGCCCAGGAGTAATTTGATGGCCGGAAAGTTCTGGCCCTGGGTTCACAGCAGAAGATAGGATTACCAGGGACTCATTGAAGAAGGATGTATTCACACCGAACAACTAATAACGTCTCCGTAAATCACTATAATTTGAAGAATTATGAATTATTTAGGCACGAATTCGTGAATACGCCTATATTTGACACATTCTCTTTGAACGGATACACTAACAAACATTCAATTGTCTCTGAACCCCTCTTTACTTGAGCAAAAATGGAAACCCAAAAAGTAAGATCAATGGACGGATACGTCCTACGGATCAGCAGCGACCATTTCCTCGAGCAGGCAGAGCAAGCCCAGGAGGTGGACTAGATAGAGATCAATTTCGGAGAGTCAAACAAGACTTGGCAACAGTACGGGCTCGAGCAAATCCCAATCCAGATAAATGGAGAAGACACAAGATACAAAGCCATCTTCAGGAACAACATCCTCGTCAAAGTTCTCGGAAAAGACTACTTACTCTTCCCTAACGAGGAAGCTCTCAAGATCGCGGACAGGGCAGCCTCATTAGCGGGCTTGGAACCCTTCGCCCCCGATACATACGGGATAAAAAACGAGGACCATGTTCTATACAACGCGCAAGAGACCAAGATGAGGGCGATCTACACACCAGGCAAGATAGAGAAAGTCAACGGAGAAGAAGTCAACGTCGGAGTTAACGTCTTTAACGCTATAGACGGGTCAAGCAGCTTCGGAGTCGGAATCTTCACCTTCAGACAAATCTGCGGAAACGGAGTAATCTTCGGCTACGAGGAAATCATGCACATGAGAAGAAGCCACACCAAGGGCCTCCAGACACACATAGAGGACATGAAGAACAAGATGGTCCTAATCATGGAGCACGGCTCGTCAATAGTAGACAAATACAGGCAGATGGCCAAGCAGAAGATCACGAATGCCTTCGTAGAAAAGATACTCAAAAGCCGACTCCCAGCACGTATATTACCCGACTACCTACAGGAAGAGGAAGCAACAATCCCGGACATAACAGAGTGGCAGCTCTACAACGACATAACGGAGCTTATCTGGCACAACGAGAAGACAGGCCTCCATACTAAGACCTTCCAGTTTAACACTCTCCACAACATAGTACCCCTGGCCCCAAGGAGGATCTAAACATGTTCAATGGGGTCGGGAACGTCAAGGATATCTTCGAACAGAAATGCAGTGGATGCGGACATGTCGAAGTCTGCGCCGTCTTCAGAGCCATAGGACCTCTCCTCTCCAATGGATGGGAGGACGATAACAGACCCTTCGATCCCGAGGACCTCGCCACCATATGCAAAGCCTTCGTATCGGCCAACACAATCGAGATGATCAGGGCGGCACAATAAAGGTGGCACCCATGGTCAAGCGTAGAATTACGGGAAAGTTCTGGCCCTGGGTACGCGAGCTCATCTGGGAGAAGGCGGAAGAACTACACGCCGAAGACTTCTACACTAACCACGACGAGAACATTACCCAGCCAACCAGGAAAGAGTTACGAGAAGGCGGATACTTCTACGACGCAAAGCTAATAGTACTTCGCGAAGTAAATAGAAGCGGCATGAACAGGAGTGTCTGACATGATGTTCAAGAGGAACCTCCTCGAATTGGTTCTCTCCGGCCTCAAGACTCAGACACGGAGGCTTCACAAACACACTCTAAAGGAGGGGCAAATCTACACTCTTAAAAAGAACTGGTATAAAAACACCGGAGAATACATCAAGATAACCAGAGTCGCACATCAGAGACTAGGAGACATAACCAAGGACGAGGCGGAGAAGGAAGGCTTCAGAAGCATAGAAGAGTTCCGCCAGGCCTGGATCAGGATAAACGGAAGCTGGGACCCAGATATGGAGGTCGTCGTCTACGACTTCGAACTCGCCGACTCTTCACAAAGACAGAGCCGTCTAACATGAGTTAAGTATCATCTTTTTTTTCACGATCATGAAAAAATCGGGTATAGAGATACCTGAAGCTGAGATCATAGATATCGAAAAACTTCAGTTGGACGGAGAAAACCCCAACAAGATGAAGAAGAACCAGCTCAGTGCTCTCCGTAAAGCGATTCAGAGGTTTGGCTTCATCGTCCCCATAGTAACCAACAGGGATCTCCTAGTGGCCGACGGGGAGCAGCGCCTCACCGTGGCAAAGGAACTTGGTATGAAGCAGGTTCCCGTCATCCGCCTTGACGTCGAGGACGTGGATCGACGCATAATCCGCCAGATCCTTAACAAGCTTAAAGGTAGCCACGTAAAGGAACTTGATCAAGCCGAGTATATCAGGATCATAGAAGAGGGCAGAGAGGACGACTTGAAAGAGTTCCTAATCCTAAGCGACAAGGACCTCGAAAAAGCCCTAGAGGACCAGGAGTCAATAGACTTCGAGAATAAGTACGAGCTCCTGATAGAGTTCGACAACGAGGAGAATCAAAAAGAGGGCTACCAGAAACTCACCCAGATGGGCTACAAGTGCAAAGTCATAACGATATGAGAAGCCTACATGAAGTTCAACATAACAAGGAGCTGGGGGAAGCCCCAGAGCTTCAGGGTGGAAAGCGTCATAGGCCAGTTCACCCTCCACGACGTTAAACTGGAAAAAGTCTTCAAGGGTAGTATAGACATCGAGGACGAGGACTGGCATATAGGCGTCATAGTGGGCCGCAGCGGCACCGGAAAAACAACCATCGCCAAAACCCTCTTCCCTGACGCCTACATCCGAGGATTCACGTACAAGGAGCAGAGCATCCTCGACGACTTCCCCGAACACCTCCCCACAACCGACATCACCAAGGCCCTCGGCAGCGTAGGATTCAGCTCTCCACCCGACTGGCTGAAAAGCTATGACCAGTTGAGCCAGGGAGAGAAGATGCGCGTAGAAATCGCCCGAGCCCTACTCCTTGAGGAGCCCCTAATCGTCTTCGACGAGTTCACCAGCGTAGTCGACAGGGAGATCGCCAAGATCAGTAGCTATGCCATACAGAAAGCCATAAGGCGAACAGACAAGAAGTTCATCGCCGTAACCTGTCACTACGACGTCGTCGACTACCTGGAGCCCAACTGGGTCCTCTGCACGGACGACATGAGCTTCGACAAAAAAAAAGGCGGCACCCCCCTATCGAGATCAATATCCGGCCCTGCAGCGCTCGTCTCTGGAATTACTTTAAGGAGTATCACTATCTGAGCCACGAGCTCCCCCGAACCGTCGACTGTTACGCCGCCGTCTATAAGGATCAGCCCATAGGGTTCATCGCCGTCACACACGGAATAGGAAAAACACTTTACTATAGAATAAGCCGCATCGTGACCATACCCGACTACCAGGGAATCGGAGTCGCCAAATCCCTTATGAAATTCATCGGCGAACACTACTCAGAACAGGGTAAACTACCCCTCACGATGGTGACAAGCAACCCCCAGTTCATACACTCAAAAATCCCGGACTGGATAATCACCAGAATCGGACATAAAGGAAGCCATAGCGGAGCCAAATACCGTAAAAACATCAGAAATTTATCGAGATCCGGCAGCAGGCAGAGAATCACCATCAGCATGAGATATGTCCCTAAACGTGGATGAGGTTGGCGTAAGTTGGCGCAAAATAACATTATCGGCCGGCGGGCTCGCCTGGAAAGAGCCATAGAACTGAAATGCAAGGGCCTCACCGATAAGGAGATAAGCGCCAGAATGATGGATGAGGGCTATCAGTACGTCAGCTTTAGAACCATTAACAGAATTCTGAACAACGTATCTGATGAGCGGATAACAGAGGAGCTGAAGCGGCTGCAACTCCGAGACATAACGACAGCCGATAGCCCAATTCGGTTAAAGTACCGGGATAAGATGCTTGAGAAGTTGATGCCTAGGAAGGTTGAGCAGAAGTTGTCTGGAGAATTAAAGCAGGAGGTAAAGTTCCCTGAACTTAAAGGACTTGACGAAGACGCAGTCGGAGCAATCGTCCAGAACTTCATGGAGGACGAGGCGAGAAGACTACGTCAAGCAGAGTCAGGTAATGTACTCGGCGCTGAAGAACGCCCTGAGGATGAGGTGGATACCCCGAGATAACGGTCTAAGACCCTCCACCAAACAACTTCAGTTCCTACTCCTACCCGACTTTGAGGCCTTCTACGGGGGCGCGGCTGGAGGAGGAAAGAGCGACGCCCTACTTATGGGCGCCGTCATGTTCTGCCATATCCCAGGCTACGCAGCCATCCTCTTCAGGAAGACCCTACGGGATCACCAGCTTCCAGAGGGGCTTATACCCAGAGCCCACGAATGGTGGTCAGGCAAGGCCCGGTGGAAGGGAGACACCAACACATACCACTTCCCCGCCGGCTCATCGGTCACCTTCGGCTACATGGACTCACCCCTCGACCACCTCCGGTACCAGAGCAGCGCCTACCAATACACAGGTTTCGACGAGGTTCCCCAGCACAGGGAATCCCAGGTTCGGTACCTGTTCAGCCGGCTCAGACGAACAGAGAGACTCAAGGATTACAACGTCCCCCTACGGATGAGGAACGCCGGCAACCCCGACGGACCCTACGTCCAATGGGTGAAGAGACGATATGTCGATCACAAGACCGCCGTCGCCCCCTTCATACCCGCGAAGATAGAGGACAACCCCGGCCTCGACCAGGAGACCTACATCAAGAGCCTCATGCACCTCGAACCGGTCACCCGGGCCCGCCTCATGGACGGCAACTGGGACATCAGGAACGTAGGCAGAATGTTCCGAAGAAGCTGGCTCACAATCCAGTTATCCATACCCGCCGGCTGCAAGGCCATCCGATACTGGGACAAGGCCGCCTCAGAGGAGAAGCCAGGCACCGACCCCGACTACACAGCCGGCGTCCTCATGGCCATGGACGACGAGGGCCGCTTCTACGTCCTCGACATCCGGCACACACGGGGCACCCCGGGAGTCATCGAGTCCCTCATCAAGCAGACGGCTGAGCTAGACCGCATGAGAGTGAACAGGGGGGAGCTCCGCAGCGTCCGGATCTACCTGGAGCAAGAGCCCGGAAGCAGCGGCGTCGACGTCATTGACCACTACGCTCGCAAGGTTCTGGTGGGCTTCCCGTTCTACCGGGACAAGGTGACGGGCTCCAAAGCCGAAAGGGCTACCCCTCTGAGCTCCGCCGCCGAAGCCGGCAACGTCTACCTGGTCCCCGGGGCATGGGACATAGGGGGCTACCTGGACGAGATGGAGTCCTTCCCAGAGGCGGGTCATAAGGACAGGGTCGACGCCAGCAGCGGAGCCCATAGGATGCTGGCACGCCGTGGAACCGTAGAGGCCCTAACAGGGAGAAGACCAAGATAAGGAGAGTGGAGAGAACGAAGAAAGAGAGTAAATGTAGACGATTTGAATGTACGCTTTACCGGCTGTCCGGCACCTGGCCTAGTCCCGGGGTTGAATGCAAAGACTATTCCGGGGGAATGTGTTCGCACCCGATAAACGGAAAAGTTAACCCATACTAGAAGGTAGAAAAATGAAAGCGTGGTTGGAATACGAGATCGAGCTTACGCCGTCAGATGACGTTGATCGGTTATACATAGAGGAAATAGAAATAGTCAAAAAGCTCTACACCGAGATGGATAAAAACAGCTTCTTCTGGAATGGCTATTTCGGCGTTGATTATCACCGTCTTCGGTGGGGTGTAAAAACGGGGGGGTGCATACTAGATAAACTCAAGTTACTCCTACCAGACCACGATGTTAACGCCTGGGATCCGATAAAGGAATCCTGGACGGAAGACGACGATTTCTACAATCGCGTCTCAGACATAAAGGCTGACGCCTGTCTTACGGCGATACGCCTATTCAACTTCGAGACAAAATACAACTGGCACGAAATGAGCCTGTACATTCATTATCTGATGAATTGTCTAGGATTCACCTATCTGGAAGAATCCCTTGCTTATTCACGAAATACCTACGAGTGTCTTTCAAAGATACCTCGAAACTAGCTGGTTCTGATATGGCAAGTTTTTCATTCGTATGCTGCCCGAAATGCAAGGAGCAATTTCAACTAGAGCGCGACGGACCCGTCGGCGTGAAGTGCGTCAAGGACAGCCGTCAGATCAGGTGCCTCGAGTGCGGGACAGTGTTCAAGTCGAAGGGCGAGACGTGGCGCGAGGCGCATGGAGAGCACCCGTAATGGGGACATGTCCCGGGTGCGGCGCCCGGCTCCCAGAGGGGTGCCCGTCGTGCCCGCCTCAAGTCATCAACTGCCCGTACTGCGGCGCGGAGTGCCTGATAGAGCCGATGGCGAAGGATCAGATGGACGCAATTTTGAAAGAACGGAGTAGAAGAAAATGAGCGAAAAAATAACTGGTGATTTATACAGCGATTGTCCAGAATGTGGTTCCGTAGATTCAAAATATCTTGGAACCGAAGCAGGCGATCCAATCTACGAATGTAATAGTTGTGGAAACCGGTTTTTTCCACACATGATGATTTTTCGGAATATTCGGACTTTTAATCAAACGGTGAGAAAGGAAGATGAGTGAACCAGAGGAAGTGCTGTTCGAGATAGACATCGACGAGGAGACGGTCAAAGCTATCGGCGTCCTGCTTGACGTACCCATTGAGGCGCTGAAGATCTACGTCAACGGCGTAGATGTCAACCGGACCATGAAGATCACCAGCCTGAAGATAGTTAAGGTACTTTAACATGCCATTCGTCAAGTCCCCTATCATCCAGGAGAGAATAGACGAGGCCATCATAAGCCTCGACGCCAGCGCCGGCGCCGGCCTGTTCACCCGAGGCAAGGAGATCAGCCAGCCGAGGAGCATCTCCGGCTACTATGCCTGGTACGAGAACGACGGCGTCGTATTCTCCTCGGTCAACGGGCTCAGCGAGGCCGCCACCGGCCTGGGCTACTATAACAATATGCCTAAAGGGTACAAGCAGGAAGGCGACGAGATCCCTAAGCCGGTAGAACTCGTCAACGAACTCGGTAAGGAGCTTCAACTAGACTCGGTGACGCCGAACATCTGCCGCAACATGCTCATCGCAGGGTTCTGCCCCGTCGAGGTCCAGATCGAAAAGTTCCCTTCGAAGTGCGCGATCAAGGTCATCCACCCGGAGACCGTGAAGGACATCGTTCTCGGCGGCGACGAGTACCACGGCATCGAATCCATAGTACAGAAGGTAGGCAATAAGAAGCCGGTGACGATCAAGGGCGAGAACCTCGCATGGTTCGTGAACAACCAGATCGGCAACGACCGGCAAGGTAAGAGCATCATCAAACCCGTATCGAAGCTGCTCGCCATAAAGGAAGCCGCCGTCACCAACATGGGGAAGATCATCGACCGCTACCTCGCCCCCCTCATTATCTTTAAGAGCACCCAGAGCATCGCCGGGCTGAAGGCCGCCATAGAGGAGCGGGAAGCCGACGAGGACATCTACCTCGGCAACCTACACCCCGACGAAATAAAGGACGTCGCCCAACCCATCGAGATCAGCGGCGAGGCCCGGTTCACCGAGTTCATCAGCTACATCGACCAGCTCATCTATATCGGCCTCTACGCGCCGAACCTCTACTACTGGCGGAACGCCACCGAGGCGTCCGCCCGCGTCCTCTCCGATATGGTGGACCGCAACGTCCGCGCCATACAGAGAAGCATGAAGAGGGGCATAGAAGCCGGCCTATATCAGCGCCTCATGGACGCCAACAATATAGACGTGCTGCCACGGCTGAACTGGGGCGTCGAGAAGACCGGCATAGAGGACATTCAGCTCGAGAACATCATCTCAACCGCCATGCAGATCGGCATGTTCAACGAAGCTAACCTTCAGGCGCTCCTCACGATGGGCGGCATCGACGTGGGTAAGCTCGGCTACGGCGGCGAAGCTCCGCCGGAGGAGAAGCCGCCCATAGAGGTTGAGCCCGAGGAAGAGCCTGAAGAAGGGGAAGACAAGATCGAGAGGCTGTTTGGATGAGCGACTATCCCCGGGAGAACCTGATGTCCGTTGCGGACAGATTAATCGAGGCGATGGCGGAGATACCCTATGAGTAGACCTGAAAACCTGGAGAACCTCATGAGCGTCGCGGACACAGTGGTATGGGCGTTCCAGACATACGGATCCCCCCGAGGGTCAATGACCGGAACCCGACCAGATAATAAGGAGAAAATAACGAGCGTCGCTGACACGATTGCGTATGCGTGGATATAGGAGTGACATATTGTGAGTAGACCACCAAACCTAGAGAGCCTTATGTCACTTCAAGACACGATCGTCTGGGCGGCGAATGCCTATGGGATAGGGAGTACCCTTGTAGGTGCAACTGCCTTCATCGGGTTTGACGAACAGAAAGATCATTTTGATAACTACTTTTTCTGTGATGGCGTGGCTGATGATGTGGAGACACAGGCTGCTGTAGATTATGTTGAGGCTTTGGGTGGGGGAAGAGTTTGCGTTGATAAAGGATTATACTATTATGCGGATACTGTTGATGTAAAACACACCTATATTCATGGAAGCGGGATGACATGGCACGGACAAAATAGGGGAACCTGTATTGGCACTGTTGCAGATATCGCCGGTAAACCTGTATTCTCTTTTGATGAAGCGGAAAGAATACATTTTGCTGGAATATATGATTTAACAATTTATAACCAACATGGGTTAGACTCGATTTACATCAAAAGCTTGGCAGACGCCCACTTTGAAAGACTGTATCTCAATCAGGGAGGCCAACATGGAATCAGTTTAGAGGGCACAGAGTTTGATATGTGGAATCTCTGGATTGAGGACTGTCTCTTCGAAAACTTAACTAACCATGGAATAAGAATCGATCAAGCAGACCATGACATCGTAAAAACGCATATACTAAACAACTATTTCTTTAACAACGAACTAGGGATAAACATACAGCAGTTTCTTGAAGAAGGTGGAACCGCCGAATACATCGACATCATAGGAAACCACTTCTTCACTATGGCCAAAAACTGTATCCAACTATGGAAGAATTGTTATAACATAAAAATAGTTAACAACTCAATCTTCAGGCCCAGTGACGAAACCAATGACACCTCTAACGGGATCAGGGTCGGAGATGGAGACGCTGCCGGCGATAAATGTCAATGGATCGAAATCAGGGGAAACCGTATTGATGGAGATAATAGAGCTAAATACGGCGTTTCTCTCGAAGATTCAACCGACAGAATATTAGTACTAGGAAACAGCATAAACCAATGTGTAACCGCAACATACAACGCAGAAGTCGGGGTTACGAATGTCCTTAAGGATAACAATATAGAAGTATAGTTTTCTTTATTCCTTTTTCTTCGCAGTTGCATGACCCATATCTTATCCCAGAAAAATTGGCATATCTAAACTGTATGAAAAAAACTAGAGACCGTGAAAAGTGAAGCTAAAATGAACTTAATGGAAATCGCAAACCGTATAGTGGCGGCGATACACGAGAAAGAAGAGGATAAAGAAATAGAGAAGTTGATGGAATGAGCAAACCAGAAAAAAGTGAGAACCTTAGAAGCCTAATTGACTGGATGGGCTACTTAAACGCCGTAGATTCCCAGGAGAATGCCAGAGTCACAATCGCCTTTCAACACCACGAGGTCCATGAAGGTAACCACTACACCGTCGCCGTCGTGGACACAGATGTAGACATCGCAGGACCGAAGTACGTGAGACTCACCGCGCCGGATACCGCCAAAAGAATACATTTCATGGGCGTTGTATCCGCAGACGGAGCCTCCCTCGCAGAACTCTACGAGGATCCCACAATCCTCGCCGGCGGGACCGCCCTCGCTGAGAATAATAACAACCGTAACTCCGTCAACGTCGCTACGGCGACAGCCTTCGAGGATACTACCATTCAGGCCCCCAATAATGACGGAACCTTACTCTTTGCAGGTAGAATCGGCGGAACCGGCGTATCCCGGACCCGCTTCGCAGGTAACATGGCCGACCGGGAGGAATGGATACTCAAGCAAGGCGAGGACTACCTAGTCAAGGTCACCGTCGACGCCGATAACACAGAGGTAGCCATAGTCCTCACGTGGTATGAAGTCTAATGAGCCGCAGAATACGTGTCGGAAGGGGTGCCAGCGACAGGTTCGCCGCCGACATCAACCGTAGACTCAAAGCCATCGTCATCAGCTACCGCCACGACTTCTACCCTAAGGCGGTCGCGAAGGAGCGGGGGAAGGCGGCCATAGAGGACGAGTTTGAGGCGCTCCTCCGGCTGAGCCGTGACCGCGTCCGCTGGACATTGAAGCGCCCCGTCGAGCTGCCGCCGGAGGAGCGGCGCCGGCTGGAACGGTGGAGAGACGACTACGTCAAGGACTTCTATGGGATAGTAGACGATGTTAAGTGAAGCCCGAGCGTCGAAGTACTGGCGCTCCCCAGAGGGGATAATGCAGCGCATCAACATGCTCTCACAGAGCTTCACTTACAAAGTCGTCAACAATGGCCTCATCGCCTATGGCACCGCCGGCGGGATAACGCGGTGGCGATGGGCCACGAACCCGGGGGCGAGCCGTTCGGGGCCGTGCGCGTACTGTGACTCGCAGAACGGGCGCATATACCGGCGTGGACAATTTCTGCCTTCACTTCCCGCCCATAGCAACTGTGTGTGCGAGTGGGAACTCATGTTCGATCCCAAGGAAATCCCGTCGTATGTAGTATAAGAAATTGTAGAGAGCAACCTGTAGACGGTAGAATAACGTAAAGAGTGTTTCACATGAGTGAAAACCAAAAGATATTGAAACTAATAGAGATGCAAGGCGATCGTCTAGCCGATCTGGCGGAGTCCTACCGGGTCCTCAACGAGAGCCACGCCAAACTTGAGAGGCAGTTCTTAGAGCTGAAAACAGAGATTCAGGTTACGATGAGACTCGTGAGGTGGCTGCTATCGCCGACCTTCGTGATGGCGGCTGTTATGTTTCTCTGGAAAATCGCTGAGCACATGAGGTGGGTATGATGGTCAACTGTCCCTACCTGATCTACGAGGCTTCTCACTGTGCGGCCTGCACGGGCTGGTTCTGCGTCGTTTTCGGCCGTAAGAAGAAGCTGACCGACATCTCGATGTGCAAGGTAAACGCGGAGTGGCTTGATTGTACGCGGTACACGACGAAAATTGGAACAGCCAAAGAGCCTGAGCCAGAGGAAGAAGTCGTAGAGCTGCCGCCCACTGAGGAAGTCACCACCGTTATTGGGGCTGATATGGAGACAATCAAAGTTGTTTTCGAACCTACTCCCACGGTTAAACTCACAGGGATCGGTGTCCTGTCGCCGCCGGGAACGTCTCGGAAAACGGTTAAACGGCCAGCAGCGCCAACGCCTCCACGGGACGACTGTCCCTATCTGGGCCCTGTCCCGGTCGGCGCGGCGGGCTGCAGCGGGTTCTGGTGTCACGCCATAAACGTTCCGCTGAGAAGCTACAGGATCTGTAGAAGCCCCCCGTCATGGCACGAGTGCAGGCGGTTCTTTAAGGCCGCCCGACAAGGAGTGAAAACTGTTGCCGGTTCCTGAGCCACGTAGCGGCGAGTCCGAGAGCGACTTCATCGGTCGCTGCATCAGCGCACTGCATAAAACCGACCCGGATCGGACGGACGACCAGATAATAGCCATGTGTTACTCGACGTGGCGACGGAGCCATGAACAGATCGGCGTCGTAATCCCGCCGGCGCCCGATAAGGGGACGACTCCAATACCTGAAAGATGTTACTGCCGGAACTGCGGCTATGTCCTAGAAAACCCGTCTGAACACTGCGTCGACATAAAGTGTCCAAAATGTGGGGCGGAGCACATGTACCGACATAAATCCCCGACCGAGGACATATCCGAAGCGGTGCACGCCGACTTCGTCAAAGTCCTGAGTGACTTCATAAGAATCTTCGGTGACGTGAAAGGGCGCCTGAAATTCGATGATATGGTGTCATCCTACGGGCTTGACATCGAGAAGCCGTACAGCAACCAGGCTCAGCTCAAGGAGTGCTGGGGCGGCATATGCGAGGCGTATAACTGGGCGAGGCCGCTCATCAAATACCTGCGGGAAGACGACGAGGCGAAGTACTGGAAGGTACGGGCCCTCGCGGCCGTCGTATCGATGAATAAGGCAGACTACACGAACATTGAGGAGCTGGAGAGATCCGCTCGCACACTGACATGGCGTCCGCTGAACCTCAACCATGACCATAATAGGAGGCTGCCCTTCCCCGAGAGCCGGGTGGACTGGGCCGAGTTCGAGGATAACGCCGTCGAGTGCATCATACGCATACACAACAGCCAGACCGACGTTCAGCGGGCGATAGAGGAGGGAGACATAGTCAACCCAAGCATCGAGGGGGAACCCCGAGGCGGGTATAGGACAAAAGACGGGCGCAAAGTGCCGTTTTGGTACAACTTTACGGAGCTAGCGCTCTTAGAGAAGGGAGTTACGCTACCAGGCGTTCCAGCGACATACGGCTTCGAGCCGTTGATTTTTAACGAGTCTCTGGGGCGGAGTCTAGCGGAGAGCCTGAGTATGGAGAGAGACATAGAAAAGGAAACAGAAATGTCCCAAACAGAAAAAGGGATTAAGGAATACAGCAAAGCAGCGAAGGACACCCCCTGGGAACTAAACCGCGCAGACTACTCCCTCGAACAGCTAAGATACGCCTCCGCCGTCGTAACCGGCGACGGAGAAACCAAGGCCGACTGTCGCCTGCCGCACCATCTTCCCGGAGACGGGAAAACTCACGGCGGAACACTCGTCTGGCGAGGCGTCGCCGCCGCGGCTGCCGTACTACGAGGCGGCCGTGGTGGAGTTAGCCTAGGCTCCGAGGATAAAGCCAAGTCGATGCGCCACATTGCGAGTCACTATGGAGAGTTCGATGAGACCGCTCCGTGGAAGGAGGGGGCACTCACAGAAGAAACCAAAGGCGTCTACGGTGTCGACGTCTGCGGACAATGCAGGTTCTTCGCGGATCTAAGCGACACCACGGTGACGAAATCCGCCGTGACGGGTGAAGCTACCGACGTCGAAGTCTCCATCTCCCGGGGCGCCATCGGCTCTGGTGTGGGACGTTGTTCCATCACTGAGAAGCTGGTACGCAAGAACGACTCTGCCTGCACCGATGCACGTCCCAGGGAGCGGGCAACCGATCTAGACAGAACCAAGGAAAACATAGGAGAAATGGTAATGAAAGATAAGATAAACGAACTAGAAGAGAAAGTCCTACGGGCTGAACAGGCAAAGAACCGGGAAATAGATGATCACGTCAAGACGAAGATGGACCTCACGGAAGCAACAGACAAGATAACACGCGTCACACAAGAACTCGCAGTCGAGCAGAACAAGAACGTCAGGATCCGAGAAAACGCTAGAGAACTCAGCGGGAAACTAGAAATAGCCTTGAATAGAATCCCAGAGCTGGAGGTTCGCCTCGTCTCTGCCGAAGGCGACCTCATCTTCTACAAGGAAGCGATAAAATCTGCTGAAGAGAAGTTCGCGGTACAGAAGAAAGACCTCGCCGAAGCGAAGGATGAGCTTACCAGAACACTGACGAAGATGAACGAGGAGTCCACCAAGCGAGCAACCGCCGTACAGGAAGCCACAAACGCCGAACGTGAGAAAGGCCGCCTCAGTAGGGAAGTCGCCGAGCTCACAGAGCGCGTATCGGAGTTGACAAGAGAGGTCAGCGATACCGCCCTGATACGGGCGGAGTCGGCAAGGAGCAACCTTAGCAGCCAGAAGCTGGTCAAGGAACTACGCGAAAAAATCGAGGAAATGACTAACACCATCCGGAGCCTTAAGCGACGCATCTCGAAGACACCTAAGGAGATAATAATCGAGTAGGTGAACCCGAATGTCAGCATCTAGTGCAATTGAGGGGCTGATAGGCGAACTAGGCATAGGCGGCACCATGATCGCCTTCCTCACGGGAATCGAGTTCTCGGGTGACAGAGCCCAGACCCCGTGGAGGGCGATGGGATCCTACGACCCTACACAGATACTCCTAGGGCGACGAAACTACGAAGGCGCCGCACGGAAAGCATATCTGTGTGGTGACTGGCTCGACAATTTCATGGTGAACTGTACCGTCTACTCCGCGACGATCTACCCGCGCGGCCAGACCATCTGCGGAACCACCACACCAGCTTGTGGATTCATCACCGGAAGTCTAGCGATAAAAAGCTATAGCATCACCGGCATGGAGACAGAGTCCGAGGCTGCCGTGATCGAAGAGATAACCTTCGACATGTACGCCGTAACCACGCCTTAATCCCCCAAACCAAGTTGAACCCGTAATCTTATCCTCCGCCGTTTTTTCAAAGGCGGAATATTGTAGCGATAGAATGGAGCCTTCAAAGTCACTAGCTGACCCTCCAAACGACCTGGAGGCTAAACATTTCGGTCGGTCTTCTAAACGACCTGGAAGCTAAAAACTTCGGTCGATCCTCCACAGTGACCTGGAGGCTAAACATTCCGGTTGCCGGCGGACTAGAATCGGGCATGCCGCCGTTAAACTACGCCCAAACACAAGAGGTGTTATTATTGTCTGACCAAGAATTAGAAGGAACTACCGTCAAGATCAACCTGTCAAAATTTACCGGAGACATACATGCAAAGATCGAGGAAGAGTTCAAAGCCCTAGAGGAACGCCTTACACCGAAGAAGGAGACAACCGGCCTCACGGAGAGCATCGGCGAATTCGGCCACATAGTCGAGGACTGGGACTGGCGAGCTCCCATCGAGGAGATGCTCAGGGAAACCAGCCGCGGCGCCAGAATGATTACATCAGACGACTACAAACTACGGAAAAGCGACGATCTAAGGAATAACCAGAGACTCGTCGAGGACATCGTCATTCGAGGTTACGATAAGGAGACGCAGGAAACCACGTATAATCTGAAGCTCAACGAGAGCCTCACCGAAGCCATCGGAACCATTGCCCAGGGCGGAAACAACTGCGCAATCCCCGAGGTGTGGAGCGACAAGATCGAGCGCGATCACGTCTACCCCGGCTCGGTGTTCCTAGGCGCCAGCTTCATGAACTGGTACACCGAGATACAGGGAAGGCCCGGCGCCAAGATATACATTCCCCGGGTTGCACCTGCGCTCTGCGTAGACCTAGAATGTGACGAGCCGGACACCGTGGCCCCGGTCATCGCGTGCCCCTATATCGAGCTCGAACACGACGTCTGTGCCTATGCGATCTGTAAGAACGACATCGAGACCGTACAGTACGGCCTCGTTGACGCCATCAACGAGTCGCTTGGAAGCTGCCTAGAAGTCTGTGTTGACAACTATTTCTTCGGCATTGCCCTAAGCTGCGATAACGCTGGAACGATGACACACACCGGAGCAATGTCCGGCTCTCTGCTGCTTGAGGCAATGGGGAGCATGCAGGCTGGAACTTACGACCCAGTCAAAGTGATCATGCACCCAATACCCCACATATCGCTGATGCAGGACACCAACTTCAGGTACGCCAACCAGTTCGGCGCCCGTGACGTCGTCACCGGCGGACGGCTAGAAACCGCCTACGGCATGGAGATTAACGTCACGCCGAAGGGCACCCTGCAACTCACCGGCACAGGCGGAACCTACAGGACGTTGCTGCTCGCGAAGGGCGCCCTAGCCGGCGCCTTGAAGCACGGCATAACGATCGAGACTGAGTACAGCCCACGCCTGCAAAAGCGCTGGGTTCTCGCCGACATCAAGTACGGCGGAGTCTGTCTACACCCTGACGGTATCTTCTGGATACACACCTTCGAAGGTTAGCCCTTCTAAGTAAATTCTACCTTCTTTCCTCCCGGCTTTTTACGGGATAGTCTTGGAGTATAAACCGATTCTGGAGACATTGAATTTGGAGAAAGAAAAAAGTCAAGTAAAACGTTCTAGTGAAAAAAAGTTCGCGGGAAGCGCCCCCTCTGAGATATTCGGTGAAGGCTACTTCCTCCGCGCCGAGGGCAGCAACTACGGCCGCCGAGACCCGGTGACCGATAAGATGCTATTCACTCCCTACACGGAAGAGTTCTACCTCGAAAGAGACAGAAATCTAGTCAATACCATTCTGAACTCCCTTAAGGGAATAAAGAGCGCCATAGTCCTCGGCTGCGCCAGGGGCTACATGGTTCAGGCGTTTCAAGAGCGGGGCGTCAACGCCGTCGGCGTGGATATAAGCGAGTGGGCGATCGAGCACGGCGCCGAGCCCGTCCTAGACCAACTTTACTGCGGCGACGTATGCGACCTCAGAATGTGGGGTGACAAGGAGTTCGACGTCGTCATCGCCCTAGACATCTGGGAACACATCCGCGTCCCCGACCTCTACCATGCGATAGATGAAGGATGCAGAGTCGGTAAAGTAATCGTCTTTGATACCCCCATTGACATCGACGACACGCAGCCTGACCAGAGCCACGGCACCGATGCGACTCACGTCTCAATCTACTCAAAGGAGTGGTGGATAACCGAGTTCCTGCGCCGCGGCTTCGACCCGATCCGCATAAACGAGTTCATCTACCCCGAAGTTAAATACGACAGCCGGTGGCCTGACAAGCACGACCACGGCGTCACAATGTACCTCCGGGAGACACGTCTCCCTCCGACCGTCGACACTGTCGTCCCTGTCACGATTAAACCAGGCGGTAAGGACTTCAAGATTCTCTGGTGGAGTAACAGCCCGTGGGCGCCGACAGGTTACGGCGTCGGCACCAAGGGCGTCGTCTACCCGCTCAACGAGCACTACGATGTTCGGGCTCTCTCTTACTATGGCCTTGAGGGCGCCGCCCTCGGATTCAATAACCTAATCTGTTATCCTAGGATGTTCGACCCCTACGGTATAGACGCCGCCAAACTCGTCCACCGGTACTGGAGACCCGACATCATGATCACGCTCTTCGACATCTGGATCGGGGACTCCCCACTACTCGCCGGGGAGCGGAACTGGTTCACGAAGATCAACCCTAAATGGGTCGCGTATTTCCCTGTCGACCATGACCCAATACCGCCGCCGACAATCAACCAGGCGAGGCAGGCGTACCAATGCGTGGCCATGAGCCAGTTCGGTCGCCGCCAACTTGAGATGGAGGGCATCCCGACTGAGTACATCCCCCACGGCGTCGACACCGAGGTCTTCCTCCCGTCTGAAGATAAGGTGCGGGACAGCAAGGATCTCTTTAAACTCTCCGAGACGCTTATGCCGAACGAGGGATTGGATTGGCCTGAGGGCTCCTTCATCATCGGCAAAGTCGCGTCCAATAAGGACACCCTGCGCAAAGGCTTCGACCGGGACTTCGTGGCGCTTGAGATATTCTTAGACCAGAACCCCGACGCCCGTGGGGACACCCGTATGCACATTCACGCCAACAAGAACTTCCCCGGCGCGTACCCGCTGGGACACCTAGCGCAGATACACAACGTCTCCCAGTACATACGGGTCACGAACCCGTTTTCCATGTACTGCGGCATGATCTCGGCAGACCTATCCAAGATGTACGGCGCCTTCGACGTGCTGCTGAACGCCAGCCAAGCCGAGGGCTTCGGCATACCCATCATCGAGGCCGGCGCCTGCGGAGTGCCGACCATCGGAACCCGCTTCACCTCCATGACGGAGCTTATCGAGGGACACGGATGGCTAGTCAACACGCTGAAGAACGCCGGCGGCTTCGACTCATACAAGACGACGATCCTTATGAGCAAGTGGGCCATCCCGGACGAGTATGAGATCGCCGAGGCCCTCGAGGACGCCTACAACAACCCCGACAAAATGAGACAATACGGCGAGAAGGCAAGGGAGTTCTCGTTAAACTACGACTGGAAAAAGGTGGTGGTTCCCCTATGGTTCAAACTGATCGAGGAGCTCAGGGAGGACCTGCGCCCGAAGACCCGGGCTGAGAGGAGGATACTTTAATGAGCACACTCGTCGGGGTCCCCGTTAAGAACGCCGAAATCTGGCTGAAACGATTCCTCGAAGGCCTAGGGCAGCTGAAAGGCGTCTCCAGAGCCGTCTTCTATTATGGGCCGAGCGTGGATGAAACACTTAACCTGTTGAAGGACTGGGAGGAAGAGGCCCCCCTCACAGTCGAGATATACAGAGAGCCCCCGATGCAGGCCTTGTCAAGCGCCCAGATCGCCCCCGTCTACAAGGAGCTCCAAGAGATAATGCGGGAAGGCGACGAGACGCATTTCCTGTCGGTCGACGCCGACGTCGTGAAGCTGCCGAAAACACTCATCACGTCATTGAAGAAGCAGAAAAAAGACGTCATCGCCCCCTACGTATGGGTCGAGGCGCAGAAGCCGCTCACCTTCCGTGACACGGACGTCTTCCGGTACAAGGGCCTGCGCTTCCATCCATTCGATCCACCTAAACCGGGGATAACTTTCGAGGTAGACTCCGTCGGCACCTGTTGGCTAGCCACACGCGAGTCTTTCACGGAAACGGAGATCAACAATCCCTATCCAGACCGGACATTCTGCAACAACGCACGGGCCAAGGGCTTCAAGATATGGGCCGACCCGAGGATCAGCGTCTACCACCTAGATACCAAGCCATTCGGCCTGCACCAGATTCCACTTGAGGCTATACAGGGAAGACCTCCGGACAACACGTCGTACATCAAATCTGACGACACCATCGTAACCACAAACTCAATGCCAAAAGAATACGTAGATGCTTTTGTCTGGGGCCGCGTCTAAAATGAAGACGCGAATACTATTCGTCTCGGCTAACACTACCATCGGCGGCCAAGAGATTGTACTAAAACGGCTGCTGAAGAACATGGACGACACCCGCTTCCGGAAGGACGTCCTCATGACCCATAAGCGGGGCTCCCTTCACGGCGAATACGAACGGTACAGCGACAACCTCTTCTACGCCCAGGGCATGATGGAAGAGCGGGACCTCTACGGCGCCATATTCACCGTGATCAGGGAGCACGGATACGATGTCGTTCACTTCTTCAACCTGTGGGGCCTATACGACATCATCCCACGGCTAAGACGGGTCTTCCCTAAGCTAAAAATAATGACGACACTATGCGTAGACATAAACTATCACCGCGACTCCTATCCCCGGGAAATCCAGTTCTTGGAGAAGGTGCAACCCCGATTATGGGCGTCGGTGACAGACGCAGAGGTAAACCGGAAGGCTCTGCCTGACGTCACAGTAATCAGAAACGGCGTCTCACCGGACATATTCAAACCAGCCCCGAAGACACCTAAAACCGTCGCATGGGTGGGACGAATGCACCCGGGGAAGCGCGCCAGCCTCATCCCCGAGATCGCCCGCCGGCTACCGAAATACAGCTTCACCATGATCGGTGACGGCAAGACCGATACTTACGAGGAGATAATCCGGGATCTGCCTACGAACCTGAAGGTCAAGACAGGGCTATCCGAGAAAGAGGTGGCAGAGTTACTATCTACCTCTCAATACTTCCTGTTCACATCGATAAGCGAGGCGATGCCGCTCACGATCCTTGAGGCGATGTCGTGCGGGTGTTGCGTCGTCTCCGAGAGCGTCGGAGACACTCCATACGTCATCGAGGACGGCTTCAACGGCCACCTCATCCCAGAGGGCGTGAACCTCGTTGACTGGGTGAGCGAAAACCTTCCGGGCGTCGACATAGCCGTCGCGGATAACGCCCGTCAGACTATCCTCGAAGGATTCACAGTCGACCAGTCAGTCAAGAAGTACGAGTTCCTGTATGATACAGTCGGGAGTCATGAAGGTCAGCCCCGACTAGCCTTCATATGGGGATACCCTGACTTCCATAAGGGTTTCTGGGAGAACAAGCAGGACAGCCACCAACACGCCGTCTCTGAGCTCTCAAAAGAATGTGTGGTGCAGTTATTCGCGCCCACCGACAGGGACGTTGCGACACGGAAGATATACGGCGGACAAAACATACAGTTCTACAGGTTCGGACATTACAAAGATGTCATAATACAGCTGAAGCGCTTCGCCCCCGACATGATCCTGCTGCACTCCTTTGAGAGCCCCCTATGGGCGCATATCGTCAGGTCCTTCCCGGATACGTGGAAGTCAATCATGCACTTCGGCAACATATCGCTGACGACCTCCATCGTCCAGGACATCGACATGATGTTCTTCCAGCAGGAGTATCTCATGCGCCCAGCGTCGAAGATAAGCAGCATCCCGCTCGACCGGATTAAGGTTCTACCCTACGGCGTTAAACTAGACATGTTCAAGCCGTTACATACCGAGAAGACATACACGGGAATAATGGTAGCGGATTTCAGAAAGAGGATTAAGAGACAACACCTGCTTATCGAGGCATGGAAGGACATCCCCGGCCGCCTCCTATTGCTAGGCCGGTTCGAGCGATCCCTACCGCCAAGCTACCACGAAGAGTGCATAGCCCTCGCCGAGAAACTAGACATTAGTGACCGTATAGACTTCATAAACGGATGCCAGTACTCCGAGGTTCCCGGTCTAATCAACAAGGCTAAGATAGGATTCCTGACTTCACAGTGGGAAGGCGGCTCTGTAGCTCAGAAGGGGATGATGGCCTGCGGCCTTTCTATGCTGGTACTCAGCGACTGCCACGGCACGCTGAACATGATAACCCCCGGGGTCAACGGGCTAATCGCCGACCCTACGCCGGAGAGCATCGCGGAGCAGACCGGTGAACTGCTTAAGAACTGGGAGGCGATGGGCGACTCCGCGGCGAAGACGATTCGAGAGTGTTATTCATATGACCACATGCTCGGCGTCCTCCGTGAAGTTATAGCCGAGGTAACGTGAGGCGACAAGACTTGAGGCCTACAGAGCTCTCCGTGATAACGACCTCTATGAACCTCGGGCGATACATTGAGGAATGCATATTGTCCATCGACAAACAGCGGCATGGGCTCCTCAAGGTGAACCACCTGGTTATGGACGGCGGCTCGACGGATGAGACACTCTCCGTTCTAAGGCGCCACGCGGATAAAATTATTCAACACATAGTGCCGGGTGAGGGGCAGACGCCTGCCATTAACCACGCCATGAAGATCATCGAAGAAGAATATCCCGACACGACGCACTTAGGGTGGATCAACGCCGACGACTACTACCAGGATTACTGGTTCTACGTGATGTCAAATCAACTGAAAAAGGAGCCCCCCGACGTAGCGTTGATCTGCTCTGACGCCAAAATCATAGGGACAGCGAAAGGCAGAACAGTCTACGGGACACAACGATATTTCGGCCTAAAATATCTCGGAACATATGGGAACACGGTCTGCCAGCCCACCGTCCTAATAAGGATGTCGGCGTTCAAAAAACTGAAGGAGCTTACCGGCTTCTACTTCAACGTCGACTCTGACTACGACTATTGTCAAGACCTAGAGCTTTGGTATCGGTTCCTCATCAACGGCTACAGGATAAGGTATGTTGATAAGATAACCGCCGCCCTTAGACTTCATAAACGTCAATTAAGCGATGTATATAGGGCTGAGCAGATAATAGGCCGTGACCGTGTTTTAAAACTGATGTGCGATCATGAAGGGATTCCCATGCCGAAGTGGGTCGGGGAGTTGGAGACCGGTGACAAAGTGGTTTGACTACTTCCCCGTTGACTACGGCGACGTCGTAATCGACCTCGGCGCCTTCATCGGGGAGGCTACCTTCTTCTTCTCCCAGAAGGTGGGGAAGGCCGGGGTTGTCATCGCCTTGGAGCCTGAGATATGGAACTTCCGCCGGCTAATGGACAAGTTAATACATTACAAGCTCAGCAACGTCGTCCCGCTTTTCATGGCGATAGGAAAGGAGACAGGTAGGACCTATCTAAACTTGGGCGGAGAAAACGCCCACTCAACGGTCTTAACAGGATCCCGCCTACTATTCGGGAAAAGGATCGTCCCAGTGATCTCTTGGGACGACCTCGTCGATACACTTACGCTGCGAAGCGTCGAGCTGGCAAAGGTAAACGTGGAGGGAGCGGAGATACAGTTTCTCGAAGGCATGACTAAGATGTTTCCCGATAAGATGGTAATCGACGAGCATAGCCGCTTCGGGATTGACCGGAATCAACTGTTAAGGCTACTCGACGAAAAGGGGTATAGAGTAGTCCATCAAAAAGAGAACCTAGTATATGCGGAGCGTTTACCGGAAAGAAAAGATGAAGGCGAGACATGGTTAAAGCTGCCGGACAAAAAGGAATACAAAGTCGTCCATTAACACGAAAAAGGCATAGTAGAAGGAAATGTATAACGATGATACATCCATTCACGGCAAAGGAAAAGGCGGATAAGCTGCTTGAGGACTGGGACGATGTATGCACCGAACTGAACATTCCCCACTTCCTCGTCATGGGGACTTGTCTGGGTTTCCACCGGGATAAGGGATACATTGAATCCGATTCTGATATAGACGTAGGCGTGCTATGCGATCCCCAGAGGGTAGAGGAACTAGCCGCAGGTCTGCTTAAGAAGGGAATCGCGGATGGCGGCCGCCTATTCGCTAACATCAACTTCGGGAGAGACGGTATGCTTCTGGATGTGTGGCACAAGTTCGGCCCACTCCACCATGAGTACTTTAGAAAATTCGACACCATCGTTTACGAGGGGAGAACGTACAACACCCCGTCTCCAATAGAGGGCTATCTGGAGTTCCTCTACTTTGACTGGAGAACCCCCACCGAGTACAACGCTAAGGCCGCAGACGGGTCATGGCTGGGGAAGGCTAAACGAAGCGCATGCGACTATACGAGTAAAGGACCCGTTATGCTATGACTAAAGTATGTCTCATAAACCCGCCTCAGACGGAGCTCAGGGCGCCCAAGGCGTACATGCCCCTCGGGCTGGCGTACCTCGCCTCGACTCTTCTAAACTCGGGCATCGACACGAAGATCCTGAACCTTTCAGACGTCAACAGCCTAGAGAACGTGAAGATACCGGACGCGGACTGGTACGGCATAACCTGCGTCTCCGCGACCTACGAGCCGGTGATTGAGCTCTGCAAACTCATCGACGGGAAGATCGTCGTAGGTGGCGTACACCCGACCGTCGAGCCAGAGCAGACCCTTAAGGACACGGGAGCGGACTTCGTGGTCACCGGCGAAGGCGACTACGTCTTCAGGGACTTGGTGTCCGGCTGCATCGAGCCGAAGGGCAGGATACTCGAGGGCGGGGTAATAGAAGACCTAGACTCTCTGCCGTTCCCAGCGAGGCACCTCTTCCCATATAACGAGGTGGTCAACATGGACGGGATACTCGGGTGCGAGAAAGGCGTCGCCGCGTCCTCCATCATCACCGCCAGAGGCTGCCCCTACCGCTGTAGCTTCTGCGTGAAAGCCCACGAAATGTTCACCAGGTTCAGATACAGATCAGCGGAAAACATCAGGGAAGAACTCGCCCTCCTAGTAGAGGACTACGGAGTCCAGCACGTCAGAATACTTGACGACACATTCACCCTGATCAAGAAGCGTGTCCTAGACCTGTGCGCCGAAATAAAAGACCTAGGAATAACGTGGGCCTGCATAACGAGGGCCGACCACATAGACGACGAAATGCTTACAGGCATGAAAAAAGCTGGGTGCATCGAGGTCAACATAGGCGTCGAAACCGGCTCCGAGAGACTCCTCAAACTGATGAACAAGAACGAGACAGTCGAATCCTACATCAAGGCCTCCGAGAAAATAAGGAAAGCAGACATGCTCTTCAAGCCGTTCCTCATGTACGACTTCCCGACGGAGACACAGAAAGACCGGGAAGACACCCTCAAGATGATCAGAAAGATAAAACCGGATAAATTCACGCTTTCAAAGTTCACGCTCCTGCCTGGGAGTGACATGTGGACAAGTCCCGAAAAATACGGGATAGCCCAAGTCCACCAGAGCTACTTCTACCCCGACGAGAAGGATCCGGGGTGGATGAGCTTCAAGGAAGAAATTAGTCGCGTAGTTGAGGAGAACAGAGGTAAATGAAGGTTCTAGTAACCGGGGCTTCCGGCTTCATCGGGAGCCACATCATACCTCGCCTGACAGAGAAAGGGTATGATGTCTGGGCACTGGAGCGATACGTGACAGGGCGACCTGCCAAGCCTAAGAACGTTAAGACCGTGTTCGCTGACCTGCGCGAATACTTCGCCATGAAGAACATCGTCCGCCAGGTCCAGCCAGACTTCGTCATACACCTAGCCGCGATAAGCCCCGTGTCATACAGCTATGAACACCCGATCGAGGTCCTTGACACAAACCTGAAGGGAACGGTCAACCTAGCCGAGGCCTGCATGAGGGAGGTGCCTCACTTTAAACAATTCCTTTACGCCTCGACGAGCGAGACATACGGCAACGGGCCCGACATCAAGACAGAGAGTACGCCCCAGAACCCCAACTCGCCTTACGCCGTAAGCAAGCTTGCCGCCGAGAAATACCTCCTATACATGGGCGCCGGGTACGGCTTCCCCGTGACCCTTCTAAGACCGTTCAACACCTATGGGCGGAAGAGGGACTATCACTTCGTCGTCGAGCACGCTATAATGAAGATGCTGACCGAGAAGACCTGTAGTATGGGCGACCTCTCCCCCACGAGGGACTTCATGTACGTGGACGACCATGTGGGCGCCTATCTCGCCTGCCTAGATAATCCACTGGCCATCGGGGAGTCGTTTAACTTCTGCACCGGGATGGGAGTCAAAATCGAGGAACTGGTACACTTAATTAAAAGACTCACTGGCTTCGAAGGTGAAATCGAGTGGGGAACTAAACCCAGACGACCCCTAGACATCGATGTCCTAATAGGATCATATGAAAAAGCTGAAGCGGTCTTGGGGTGGCGCCCGCAATATACCTTAGAAGAGGGCCTGAAAAAGACGATTAGTTTTTGGATGAAATCAATTAAATGAAGGTACTTGTAACCGGCGGCGCCGGTTTTCTCGGAAGCCACATCGTCGAGATGCTGCTCGCGAAGGGACACACGGTCAGGGTTCTTGATCGCATGCGACCCGGCAAGGTAAGGCACCTGATCGATGAAATAGGGTTCGTGTGCGGAGACCTCCGGAAGCTCGAGGACTGCCGCGAAGCCGTCCAGGACGTCGACGCCATAATTCACTTAGCCGCATTGATCAACGTCGATCATTCTCGGCGGGAGCCGCTGGAGTTCTACGAGACGAACGTCCGGGGCACGATGAACCTGCTTGAGGCGGCCCGTGTTGAGCCGTCAGTGAAGAAGCTTGTCTACATGTCGACGGCGGAGGTCTACGGGTCCAGCGAGGGCATTCTGAAGGAGACCGCCCTCTGCGACACGCGGAGCCCCTACGCGGCCTCGAAATACGCCGGCGAACGGTACTGCCTGAGCTACTACTATACCTACGGCGAGCCAGAGATCACGATAATCCGGGGCTTCAACATGTACGGGCCCCGGCAATCCTACGGATCTAAGGGCGCCGTCATAGCGATATTCACCACCCTCGCCCTCATGGGGAAGCCGCCAGTGGTATTCGGCAGTGGGGAGCAGTGCCGCGACTACGTCTACGTGAAGGACACGGCGCGGGGCGTCATCGAAGCCACCCTGACGGAGGGCCTCGGCGGCGAGATAATCAACCTCGCCTCGGGGAAGACGGTCACGGTGAACGAGATCGTCAAGGCTGTATTGGAGATAACGGGGTCGAAACATGAAATCGAGCATGCGCCTGCTCGCCCCGGTGAGCTCTGGAAGAGCCGCGGAGACGCCGACAAGGCGCGGCGTCTTCTCGGGTGGGTGCCCACAGTCGGCTTCCGTGAGGGGCTTCAGGCTACCGTGAAGTATTTCAGGAATAGTGAAGAATAATGAGTCTATACTGTGGGACGTTTGACGTCGCAACCTTCGGTCAGGTCGAGTACCGGCAAATGGGGTTCGCCTCCTTAGCGTTTTATAACAACTGGGTGGCTGGGACGCTTATCCCAAAGGCTATGGATATGATCGACAACTACGTCGGTCACAACTTCCAGTGGAATGATGGCACAATCAGACTCGATGGCTCGGGAAAAGAGGCGCAACACATCTCCCGTGTGGGGCTAGTGGGTACTGGCGGACCTTTTCTTCCTCCCCGCCTGATGCCCGTCCCAATGCTCTCCATCTTTGCGGTCACCGTTGACAGCGTCGCCAAGACGGTCACGGACTTCCAAGTCTACGACGAGATAGTAACCTACGAAAACAACTGCTTCAACAATGGACGGCAAAACGTTGACATCGTATGCGACTGGGGTTACAGAACCATCCCCCACGACATCCAATACGTCACAGCCCAGATATGCAGCAACGCCGTGACGGAGATAATCCGCCGCCGGATGCTCCCCGACCTGATCACACCCGTCCTTACGGGCGGTGGCGATGTCGGCGTACTCTTCAGTTCCCCGAAGGTTCTCACACAGAACGAGAAGGAGATCCTAGACCGATACAGATTCCGGGAGTATGCCGTAGGATGACGCTAGGGGGCACGATCCTAGACTACCTCCAGGCGAACTGGGGAGCCGGCATATCGCCGGCGCTCAGCGAGATCATTTTTCACGAGAGCTGGTTCGACGCGAAGAAGGGCATGGGGCCTCTCGCCCAGATAACTGTGACCGACTTCATTCGACCCGTGGGGCAGATGTTCACCACCGGTTGTACACTGTACTCGCGAACGTATCCCCGGTTCCTCGTGAACTGTTGGTACAGGGAGCCCCGAGGCGAGCTCGGGACCCTGAACATGGGGAGCATCGACGCTATGCGGAATGAGGTGATTCGCGTTGTCCAAGCAGGGTGGCGACTCATCTTCGCCGGCGCCGGTCGGATCTGCATACCCCTCGATGAGGGGCGCCCGCTCCACGAGTTGATCGTGACGCCCAGGATTATGCGTTACGAGATCACCTTGATGGCGACGAGGGACCTTTAGGAGATAAGAGAGTGGAGAGTTTAGAGGGAAAAGTCCGGAAATACACCTTTGAGGAGCTGAAGAGTGAGATGGAGGAGGAGGATCTCCTCATGAACACGACGCTGGGTCTAGTCGTAGGTGGCACGATGCTTGACTTGATGCGTTTGAAGAAGCGGATCGGCGCGATGGCGGAGTTCAAGCTCGTCTACCATACACTGACCACGGTGCACCTGCGTATCGTGAAAGTGGAGGAATACGAGAAATTCCTAGAATGGAAAAATGAGAGAAGAGAGGTAAAATAGTTTGGAAGAACCAAAGAGTCTTAGAGACCGGAACATCGAGACACTCGAGCGGCTCAAGGGTGTCGAGGCGAAAATTGAGGAAAAAGAGTCAATCGACTTAGCTACGCAGTTAACCATTCGAGACCGGTTAATGCGGCGGGCCGAGAAGACGACGTTCGAGACGATGTTCGAGGACGATCTCGGAGAATTCGCCGTTGAGACCCGGCTGATGACTAGCAGCGAACGCATGAAAGCGTTAAAACTTAATCAGATGCTCGGACAGGGACAGGAAGACCTCACCAAATACGAGGACGCCATAAACGGGTTGAAGGATCTTGCCGCGGAAATATGTGTGACACCGGGGCTGGACGAGTACCTGAGATCAGATGACGTTAGTGACGACGTTCTCGTCGCAATGGTGCTAAGAACGGTCTACGGAACCCTTGAAAAGGTAGGAGAATCGACCACATCCTTTCGCAAGAAGTAACGTCGGTCAGTTTTACCTGGAACTATGTGTCGTCACCGGCATGACTCTCCGCGAACTCGGGGAGCTAAAACATAGTGACCCCGAACAATACGAGTTCTTTGAAGAAGCCCTCGCAGAACGCAACAGGCGCCTCAATGAGCGTCTTAGAAAAAAGGGAAGATAACCAGTGAGCCTCAGATTTTCTTTAAATTGGGAAAACCTCGACAACTACAGGCGATACCTAGCTTCGGCTATGCCTAAGGAGTTCGAGGAATCGATGGATGAGGCCCTCGATAAGACCGCGGACGACGCTAGGGACAGAGCTAAGCAGCTTGTCTCCGTGGACACGAGAAGCCTCCAGAAGAGCATCCGCAAAGAGAGTTACGCCAGACCCGCCGGAAACATTCATTACAGGGGGATCAGGGCCGGCGGATACGTCGTTAACCCCAAGACTGGACGCATAGTAGACTATGCGGCTTACGTCGAGTATGGCACAAGCAGACAAAGGCCACAGCCATACATGAGACCGGCTCTGATATGGGCTTCACGGAGAATTGAGGGATACTTCTGGAAGGCTTTAAGCAGGCGGGTTCGTGTTGAGTGAAGGTCCGATAATCACCGGCCGTTTGCGGCTTAAGGATGAGACAGGGACAGCTTTAACTTCGATTAAGAGCAAGATTGGCTCGGCCTTCAGCGTCATCGCTAAAGGCGCCATGGTCGCCGGGGCCGCCGCCGTGGCGGGGATAGGGTTATCCATCAAGTCTGCGGCAGAGTTTGAGCAGGCCCTCGCCCGGATTATAGCGGCGTCAGGAAAAACCGGGGAAGCGGCGGAGAACCTTGAAAACGCTTTATCCGATGCAGCTATGACCTTGGGGCCCGAGTTCGGAATAAGCGCGACAAACGCCGTTGGTGCGCTTGAGTCCCTTGTGAAAGCCGGTCTTGAGGGGGAGGACGCTATAACAGCCCTTACGGGATCACTGCAGCTTGCGGCCCTTGAGGGTCTAAGCACGGCTGAGGCGGCCAACATGCTTGTGCAGGCGATGACGATGTTCGGCATCGAAGCCGAGGACGCAAGCAAGATCATTGACTCTTTCTCGGCCGCCTCCGACGCGGGCATAGGCACCGCCGGAGACTACGCCAACGGCCTCGCCAACGTCGGAGCCACGGCGGCGAGCATGGGTCTCAGCATGGATGAGACTATGGCTGCGCTCGTCCAGCTTGACAACACGTTTGGAAGCGCACAGGAAGGCGGCACGTTCCTCAACCGGATGCTCCTCGATATGAGCAAGAAGGCAGAGGACGCCGGCCTCGAACTCTACAACGTGGACGGCTCGATGAAGAGTCTGGACAAGATCATTGGGCAGGTCCGCACGGTTCTCCAGGGCTTTGGAGACGATCAAGAATCCGTCAACATGTGGCTGGGGAAGTTCGACGTTAGGGCTCAGAAAGCTATTCTCGGTCTCGCGGGCTACGATGAGACCATCTCTGACACCGAGCTATACCTTGAGAACATGCAGACGGCTCAAAACAAGGTCAACACAATCCTCGACACATTCGCGGGGCGCGTGCAGACGGCGAAGACCCGTATTCAGGCGATGTCCATAAGTCTGGGGGAGCAGTTAATGCCCTACGCCGAGGGTGTGCTGGGGGCCTTCGAGAATTTGATGCCTGTGATCGGCGGCCTCATCACCGAATTCGGGACATTCACGACCAAAATCTTTGATGTGGCGAGCGCGCTTGCGGAGGGTGACTGGGATGCGGCGTTTGATATTATCGAGGATATCTACAGCGACATATCAACGAAATTCGTGGACTGGTTCCATGAGATCAACTGGGATAAAGTATGGTCTAAAGCCAAAGCATTTCTCAAAACCCTCTATGACAAGTTCATGATATGGGCTGGGGACATATCCCTATTCTTCCTGGGTTGGTGGAAGACAATTGACTGGGCCGCCGTCTGGGGTGAACTTCAATCTTTCACTGAGGATCTGTTCGATAAAATTGAGGTATGGGCGGGTAACATTGCCCAGTTCTTCGTTGATTGGTGGAACGCCACGAACTGGGACGAAGTATGGTCAGGCCTAAAAAACTATGTTTCAGTCCTATGGGATAAAGTAATGGGTTGGGCGGGGGACATAGGCGCCGCCTTCTTCAACTGGTTCGGAGAAATCGAGTGGTCAACCGTATTCAGTAAACTGAGTGACTGGATGGACGGCTTCTATGACTGGCTCTTCAACCAGGCGGTGCCGGACGTACAGACGGCCTTCAGTGAATGGGTGGGCACCGTCGACTGGGAGTCTGTCTTCAAGAGCCTAGGGGAGTTCGCCGTCAGACTTCCTATATGGCTCGTCCAACAGATCGGTAGGGCCCCGACAGACCTCGGCGTCAATATGACCAAGTATCTCAAAACGATAGACTGGGGGGAAGTGTTCGGCGCCGTCGGGGACGGCATATTCATCACCCTTAAGAGCGCCTCGGAAACGTTTCTCGACTGGATGCCGAACTGGCTGAAGAAGATGCTCGGCCTCAAGGATATAGAGGTGCCTACACAGCCTAAGCCGCCTGCGCCGGCTCCGTCACCTACACCGCCACCTCCCTTGGACGGTGAACCAGAGCCACCTGAGCCGGCGCCACCTGCGCCTGAACCACCTGAACCTGAGCCACCGGAGCCCGAACCACCGCTGGGGCCACCCCTGCCACCACCACCCCCAGGAGGAGGCGGTGGACGTTGGGGTGGAGGTGGATCTGTGTGGAGACAGCAGGGCTTCGAGGGCCTAGTCACCCAGCCAACTCTCTTCGGTGCAGGCGAGGCAGGCCCCGAATATGTGAGCATCACCCCCCGGGGGCAGGGGGGTCGCCAGCTAGTCATTCACGGTCCCCTCATCCAGATCATGGGGAACGCCGACGAGGCGACGGCCCGGCTAGCGTCCAGTCTCGTCATGAAGCAGTTGAGGAAGTACGTTTAATGCTATACGCCAGTGTAGTGATTACTGACCTCGACGGCGTCGAGCACACAATAACGCCTTCAGGCATGGGGGACACTGACGTCCTAAACGTCGGGTTCGCGCATAAGGCCGCCGACGACTTCGTTTTCAAGATCGGGGACAAAACCGGCACCGTCAAGGACTGGCTGAAGCGGGGCTGCGTCGCGAAGATTTACATCGACACGAGCAGCCCGCCTACCACGCTGAAGCTTAATGGCATGGTGGAGGAGGTTACGCTTATTCAGCCGGTGCCGGATTTCGTGCTTTTGGAGGCGAGCGGCCGCGAAGTCTTCCACGTCGTGATAAACAGCCGGATAGTCACCGAGACTTACCTGGACACCGAGGTAAGCGCCATCGTCCATGATCTCATGAATAGTTATCCGCCCTACGGAGACGACACAAAGATCGCCATGAGCTTCTACGAGAACGCGGGGTCGATAGCACATGACGAGAGCATATACGGAAACGATGGCACGCTCGGAGCGGGAGCTGCTGCGCCGACTTGGGTGGACGGAAAGTATGGGAAGGCGCTGAGCTTCGACGGCGGAGACGATTATCTGGATACTAACTACACTTTCACCCTGACCGATGCAGATGTTATGGCTTTTATTTTTTGGATTAAAGCTTCTCCCGGGGCCGCGGGTGTAATTATGGGAATCGGGAAGAGCCCGCCGTGGTTGCCTTGGAACAGAATCCAGCTTAACTGGAGTGCTAACAAACTTAGGGCCTATGTAAGGGACGACGATGCGACAGTTGCCGCCAACTTCGTTGGAACCACCGTTGTGGCCGATGACGACTGGCATTTCGTTGTTTTTATTGTTGATAATGTCAATAACTCGGTAGAGCTCTATGTAGATGATTCACTGGATGATTCTTCAAGCACTGTTTTTAGCACCATAACATGTGATGTAAACTCTTTGAGTTTGGGTGCCCTTTGCCCCGTATGGCCCCCAACTTCGCCTTTGTACACTAATTTTTCAGATGAAATCATAGACGAGTTTCGCATCTTAAATCGTACCCTCAGCACAGGAGAGAGGAAGTCGTTTTACGACCATCCTTATCTTCACGACATCGACGTGACCACGACGACGCCCGAGGACATCCGTTTCCCATACCGGCCGCTGAGGGAGTGTCTTGACGAGCTGGCCAACCTCAGCGGCTACACCTACCGAGGAAACCCGAACACCGTGATCATCTGGAAAGTGGAGGCCTCGGAGCCCAGCGGCTATACGTACACCGAGGCGAACATCGAGACGACGCCCGAGGTACTCGAGACCCTGCTGCCCATCAAGAACCGGGTCTACGTCCTCGGCGGCAACTATATGCAGGTAGACCAGGAGAAGACCACGCATGCAGGTGCGCCGAAGGACACGAATGTCGAATGGTACGCGCAGAGTTTCACACCGGCTCGGAGCGACCTCGACCAGGTGAGCCTCTACCTTAAACGGACGGGTGACCCTGCGAACCTGGAGGGCGAGATACGGACTGATGATCCCGGCAACGGGCCGGATGAGATCGTCGCCACGTTCATCATCGATAAGGACTTCATAGGAACGACGGAGAGCTGGCGGCCCGTCACTGTCGACGCGCGGCTTCTCATCGACGAAAAATACTGGATAGTCTTGAAGAAGACGGGGGACGGCGCCAACAACTACCAGTGGTATCATGACAACGGCGCCGCCGGGGACGGGGAGTACGCGACGGACGCCGACGGGGTGCCCCCGTGGGTGGTCCATAACGGCGGCGAAATCCAACTCACCTATAAGACACATTACGCCGTCCCGATTATTTCGGTCGCGAGCGACTACGAGCACAGCGCCACCTACAAGTGGCGGGAAACCGTATTCGAGGACAAGAGCATCATGTCGCGGACACTCGCCCGCGAGACGGCGCAGACCAAGCTGAGCAACCTCAAGGACATGACCGCACAGATCCGCGAAATAATCATAGGCGACGCAAACGGCATCCCCGAGCTCGGCAAACTCGTCACAATCACCCTCACAAACCTAGGCGTAAGCGCCGTCCAATACGTGGCGAAGGAGGCAACCATAAAATTCAAGGGCGGCGAACACGGCACCTTCCGGATAAACCTCCGGCTAGGCCGCGAGGCATCCGAACTCGCTGAGTGGCTTCACGAACTCAAAGCAGAGGTGGACCGGACGAAGGTGGGGGCCTACGGCGTTGATCGAGGTTTGATAAACTTAGTACGGAATTTCTCGGACACAGCGGATGCCACCGACGCCAATCTCGTCGGGACAGTACAGAACACTGGAACGTTTCTCATAGACACAGCGCGCATCGACTTCAGCGACATCGGGTGACCGGGATGGAAAAGATAAAATTAAAAGACAAAATGAGAATCAGGGGCCGCGTCACGGCCACCGTCAGGGACGCCAAGACAGGAGAAATACTTGAGATAATCCACGGGAAGAACCTCGTCACCGACGACGGCGAGGAGCTCTTCATGAAGTGGATGAACGGCGAGGCGCCAAACTTCATCACCTACTGCGCCGTCGGCTCCGACAACACAGCCCCCGCCGAGGGCGACCACGCACTGACCGCCGAGATCGGCAGAATCCTGATAACGGATCAGACGAGGGTGACGACTACGATCACATACAGCACTTTCTTCGGCATTGCTGACTGCAACGGTAACTGGGAGGAGGAGGGCCTCCTTAACGCCGCCGTCGCCGGCACATTGGTGACCCACACACTCTTCGCGGCGCCGATCGTCAAGGACGCGACTAAAACCGTGACCGTAGATCATGAACTGATAATGGCAGGTGCCTAAATGAGCAAGAAAATAGGGGATAAAACGGAACCCGAGTTCTGGGACTCCATAGAGATCAAGCTGAATATAGACGGCGTCGTGCACGACTTCAGCGGCTGGCAGGCAGCCCTCGTTCGCGAGTTCCTCATATACGGGGCGGCCATGACCGTCGACGGGGCGTATGACTATGTCACGGCAGGCGGCGTGTTCGGCGTCGGAATCAAGCCGATGACGGAGTTCCTGTTCAAAATGTGTGACAAAGGTATACTCAAACAAAGTAAAGAGCCCTCGGTGAAGGACCCCGACCAGGAGAGGCTGATCCTGTCCTCCGCGCTCCAGCCGGATCAGTTTCTTTACCAGATCATAATTCACAGGGAGGACGAGTAGAATGGGTACGAAGTGGATTACGGGCGACATCATCACGTTCGCCAGGATGAATCAGAAGACCCTCATAGTGCTGGCGGCACAGCCCGCGATTATGTATGCTGGGATGCTTTGGCTCGACACAGATGACGACACTCTCTATGAAAGGAATGCAGCGAACGCTGCTTGGACTACGGTTATGAAGGTGGGGGACGCTCCCACTGCCCACGTGCTCGCGACCACGGGGCCGCACACCGATACGCTGCCGCTGACGGACTTGGCGGTCGGTGTTCAGGGCAACGTCATTATTCGGGGCGCCGCGGACTGGGAGGCGCTGGCCGTGGGGACCGCCGGGCAGATGCTCAGGACTGGGGGCGCCGGCGCCAGTCCCACGTGGGTGTGGGCTACTGAGCTGGATAACGCGCCGGACGCCACGGACACGGGTAACGGGATCACTACGAAGGATGTGGTGGGGGAGATCGTTATCGCCGGTGACGTGCTCTATATGAAGGCTGACGGCAAGTACTGGAAAGCAGATGCCGATGCGGCGGCGACGATGCCGGCGGTGGTCATGGCTATGGCGGGTGGGGCAGCGGATGCCACGGTTGAGCTACTCCACATGGGCTACTATAGGGAGGACAGCCGGTGGAACTGGACGGTCGGCAACGGGGCGGCCAACCTGCTGTACGTACATACAACGGCCGGGGACATCGTGCAGCTGGCGAATAAGCCGGCGGGCAGCGGTGATCAGCTTCAGGTCGTCGGGTACGTGGTGACGGCTGACATCGTGTTCTTCAACCCGAGCCTAGTATTAGCGGAGATAGTCTAAAATGAGCGGTAAAATTATGGGCGCAAACTATGACGACCTAGCCAAGCTGATGGGTGCCGACCTCATCGTGCTCGGAGATGCGGTGGTGGGCGAGGTTAAGACGGGTTCCAAGTTCTACGCCGGCAGCACCACATTGTTAACGGGGTCCGGAACGAAGACGTTGAACCCGGCCAACGAGAACGTGCCAGCCGGTTACTATGCAGCTACTACCCTTAGTGCAGTTGACGCCGACCTGGCGGCTGGTAACATCAAGTCAGGAGTTACAATATTTGGTAAGGTGGGTTCAACTGACGTTCGAGACGTATCTGATGCTGACGCTTTAGTGACAGACGTAAAGACTGGTAAAACATTTTACGCAGTCGGCGGCGCCCGCAAGACGGGGACTAGATGGGTATCAATAGACGCCACTCTAGGAGATAACATCCTACACGCCCATGACGCAATAAAACAAAGCCCTGCAAGCACTAACTGGATATTAAACAAACAAATTAAACTATGGAACCTGATAGGGGTAAAAACACTAAGAACGTCCTTCGCGTTTGCTCCCTACGGTTCAACACATCACTCCTGGGCACAGATACGAAAGAATGGTGTGATACATGGCACAGAAAGATATCTCACACAAGCGGGCGTCTTTCAGACTTATGTAGAAGACCTGTCCTTTACCACGGATGATCTTTACCAGATATACATCAAAAGTGAGGACGCTTATTCTAATAACGTCACAGAAACTAAGGAGATGCGAATTAAATCCTCTACAGCAGTTATATTCGAGAATCAGATCTAGGTGAAAACAATGATAGTTTACTAGTACAGCCTCTGGGCGCGGCTCCTCAACTTCTAATCTAAACAGAAACGATGAAGAAAACGTTGGGTTAAGAAATGGAGACTAAATCTGAAGTGAAAAGCATTCTGTATGTCATATCGACCACTAAGATAGGTGGA